TCAGGATCAGGCGTTGAGCGCCATCGATTTTGACTCGTTCGCACTCACGGCGGAACAGCGGGATAATGTCCCACCCCATATCTTTGGCGCCCATGTGTAGATACAACATGGCGTCAGGCTTATCCTGCGCAAACTTAACGAAGGTTTGGATTGTTAAATCGATTCGTTTGCGTGGTTGGTTGCGATTGCCGTTAAAAACGATGAATTTGTCTTTAGGCAGGCCGAGCTTGTCCCGAGCTTCGTCGCGCGGCATCGGGCTGAACTTGCTGAGGTCCACCCCGTGCGGCAGCACACCTAGTTTGGCCGCTTGCACGCCGTGATCGATGATCCGATGCGCGGATCCCACAGTGAATGTGACAGCAAGATCCCAATGCGGGATGTTCCGCAGCATATCCGGGTAGTAGCGCTCGCTATCCACCGGGAAGTATGCGATGAATTTGAACTTAAACTTATCTTTTAGGAATTGGCAGCGTTCCCAGAACTGGTTCACGACCCAGATGTCGTTTAGACAGATGATTACATCCGGCTTTACGTTTTCAATGACTTCCGGAATACGCGGGATTCCAAATCGATCCGGACAATGCAGCGTGGACGCCGGATAAATCTTGTAGGGTTTGTCGTGAGGGTCTCCAGCGTAGTTAATACCTAAAACGGTTACTTCGTGCTCTTTACACAGCACATCCAGTACACTATGAGTTACACGTGCGAACCCAGTGTTACTGCAAATGTCTCCGTACCAGAGAACTTTCGCCATTCTTGAAGTATCCTCTTGATACGGGTAATATAGCAACACTGTCAATTTACTGACATGCCGAGCCGGGAAACTTTTGCCTACCGCCGCGGCGCTCAGATGCGTGCCGTGCGCGCACAAGAAAGCACAATAAGCTCTATTGACTCTATTTACTCCAAAGCGGCTGATGATTTTCAGACGTTTTGCACGATCTTGGACAAGCCCCCAGCAAAACACATGCTGGAGTGGCATCACCATCTGATAACGGGGGAGTCCAATAAGTATTTACTCGATATTGCAGGGCCTAACCTTGATATTTTGAGCCCACGTGGTAGCGCTAAGTCTACTGTACTTAACTTATTTACTGCATGGATTATTGGGAGGCACACAACCGCCCAGAGGCCATTACAGATTATTTATGTTTCGTATAACATTGCCACCGCTATCCCCAAAAGTCGAATTATTCGACAGCTTATTGACTCTCCTGAGTTCCGTAAGATCTTTCCGAGGGTTCAGTTGAAGTCCGGTATGCAGTCGGACATCGGTTGGTCGATTGATTTCGATTACGCAGGTATTCCGCGTATCGGTGATGAGGAATTCACCCTTAGGGCAGCCGGTCTACGAGGTTCCATTACGTCTAAACGTGCACACCTAGTTATCGTAGATGACCCTATTAAATCTAGTGCGGATATTAAGAACCCGGCTATCCGGGATGAGATGAATAACAACTGGTCGTCCGTTATTGCACCAATTATCTTCGAAGGTGGGCGTTCTATCTGTCTTGGAACTCGTTTCCATCCTCTAGATATCCATAAAACCATGTTTGTACCCACTAAAGGGTGGAAACAGGTGACGCAAGAGGCTATTACGTACGATAACAAGGGGGAACCAGTCAGTTATTGGCCGGAACAGTGGTCTGCTGACTATTTGTTAGGTCAGAAAGAGCTAGACCCCGTGGCTTTTGCTTATCAGTATCAACAGCAGCCCGTGATGACCTCTGATCTGGTCGTTTCTCCCGATCTGCTCGTTAAAGGAGAAGTTGTAACTGAATTTGACAGCCTCGCAGTAGGTATTGACCTCTCAGCAAGCAAGAACGAGACCAGCGACTACACAGCTTTTGTGTTAGGAGGGCGTTTAAAGGATAAATACTACATAATCGATGCTCACCAGTGTCGTTCCATCGGAAATCTTGAAAAAATAGACCTTCTGTGTGATATGTTGCTCGAATGGGGCATTTTGACGCTACATGACGGGCAATATATGCCGACATACTCCACGATCACCCTCGTGGTCGAGTCTGTAGCGTACCAAGCGTCGTTGGCGGCGGATTTACGACGAGTTTTGATTAACGACAGGGACCTGGGCAACTTACATATTCATGAAGTCAAAGGTTTTCGCGGGGACAAGATCGCCCGTTTCCGCGGAACGTTAGGTTTGCTAGAAAATAAGAAAATCACGTTCAACAAGTACCGTAAGTTCGACGCTCTGTTCGATCAGCTGATCAACGTCGGCGCCACAGCGCATGACGACCTCTTAGACGCATACACTTGGCTTATTGCGTATTTACAGCGCCGAGGGGAGTTTTCAATTGAGTACTGATTCAGCCCCCGTGGGAGACACTACAGTGCAAAAAGCTCTCGGCCCGGCCGAGCCTGATATGAAAGGTAAAAAAATATGGGTTGCTGTAACTGCGCACAGTCCTCTGAGTAGGATAGATCCTCTTATAAATGTTGTAAAAGCGTACAATGATTTTGTTTGCGATGTTTGTATTCATGTTTACGTAGATTACGAGTCTCAAAACTGTGTTGAGGATTTAGCGAAAATATTAGAAACAGTCTCAAATAAGACTATTGAGATAAAAGTCGCTTCTCCGGAATATGAAAATTGGTATCTTACCTGGGCTCATAAGACTGATTTAGCGTTAGCTGTCCTCAATAGAGTCGCGGATTTCTACATTTACCAGGAGAACGATATGGTTCTTCTTTGGGAGAATTTCAGGTATTGGGTTCGCTGGAAGCCGCGCCTCGCTGAGTTGGGTTTAGAGCCTGGTTTTGTTCGATACGAGTTATTTGAAAATAAGAAGATCGCTTTCGATAATTATTATCCTTATTCTTTGTCGCGGGAGACACCTAATATCTGGGGACATATTGGATTCACAGTCCCTAAGCTTTTAGTTGTTGATCGCGAAGTTCACTTTTTTGTTCAGCTGGCTAATCCATATTATGGAGCGATGATCCTCGATCAAGCTGATGCCGAGGCTTATATTCGTTCAGATAGTTGCGATCCGGGGAAAAGTTACGCCAAAGTCGGAATCCGAAACTGGCCTATCGCGGATCGTAGTTCGCTCGGGCTGACGTTCGAGAATGTCCCTTCAGGATACGAACATAGACGTTGTGTTCCCATGCGGAAAGAAAACGAAGTGTATAAACTGCATTCCAGTAGTCTTATCCTTCACGACGATCTCAAATATTCCCCGAAATTAAAAGAACTTCATGGAAGTTTGTTAGACTGTGATCATCTAATAAGTCTGGTTTAAAGTGGCTGGCGGAGGCGCTGCCTTTGTAACCGTCGGATACCAGCTCCAAGGAAGAATCTTGTATCAGACGCTTGGCAGAGGCGACGCGTATAGACTTCGAAAGTTTATTGAATCTCACAATGGAACGATTTTTTGGTTCAATCCTGCTTGAAGATGATGCCGTACATCATCCAAAGCACTATACGCAGGGTGACATTGAGTGTATCGATGCTTTGCGGGCTGCCTTAGGTGTTGAAGGTTTTAAGGCATATTGTCGAGGAGCCTGCCTTAAATACCTATGGCGCACAGAACATAAAAACGGAGTTCAAGATCTTCAAAAATGCGCGTGGTATTTAGATCGATTAATAGAAGAAGCTGTTAAATACCCTAAACTACCTTAAGCACTCGGATCCGTATGGACGTTCGCGCTTTTGGTTCGTATTACGGTCAATCTGCTTCGCTACCGTACGCAAGCGGATTTACGGTTAATGCCTCCGGCACTAATATTAATTTTGCAGCTTGCAGAGGTATTTTTATTGAGAGTGCATCTAAAAACACGGATAAAACCTTAGTGGTTACGCTTACGGATTCTCCTGGAACCCCTATAACTTTTAAACACATCCGAGAAGATACACATTTACCAATATCGATTACGTCTATTAGTGGTATCAGCACTGTTGACTACGTTTACGTGATGTACTGATGGCCGACATCGCTAAGAAAAAAGATCCCGCTAAGTGGGCTCGGGCTAAAGCCAAGGCTCGGGCAAAACTTGGTGGACACAGTGCTCGCGCAATGCAGCTTGCGACTAAGTACTATAAAGATGCGGGCGGACGTTACGAAGGTTCTAAATCTTCGTCTAATCGACTTTCTCGTTGGGGAAAGGAAGATTGGCAAACTCGTGAAGAGTACGAAAAGGATTCTAAGTAATGACCTCTAGTTACAGTTCTTCTGATTTAGCCAAGCTTTTTTCAGGCGGAGAGGATAGCTTCCGGGAAGATGTTCTCGACGAAGTTACATCCGAAAAGCTCTTCGACGAGCTGTATCAAGACACGTCCGATGCCACTCGTTTGGCAC